CGATACTCCTCGTCAGGTTGGAGAAGGATCGCTGGACATCAGGAAACGACTCTGAGTTTCCGATGAACGTCCAGACTTCATCGGCCAGCTAGCCGACTGTGTTTGCCGCGATGTTCCCCAAGGCGAAGGCGCCGACCAGCTGCCGCCAGGACCCCTCGAAGACGCCGAGGCCATCGCTGCCCTTCTTGGTCTTTTGGGTGGTCTTCTCGGTCTCATCGCCAAGGCCGGCCAGCCCCTTCCGCGCGGCATCAAACTCCGCGGCGGTGAGGTTCTTGCCCCTGATGACGATGGATACTTCGCGCTCTTCGCTGGCCATGGCGTCCTATCGCGCTACCCGCGCCTCCGTCGACGCGGCCGTTGGCGTGGCTCTCCCTGCGTGGGCTCTCGGTGCTCGTGCAGCACATCGTTCTCCATCGAGCGCACCACCGAGAGCGAGGCCATCAGCCTGGCGTCCTGATCGTCCAGTCCACCCGCGGACGGAAGGAGATTGAGACGCCACCAGACGGCGTTGCCGATCGCGCTCAGTTCGTGTGTGCGGTCGAACCATCCCAATACCTCCTTCGCCTCTGACGTGACGTGCAACACAGGACACGTCGCCAACTGAATCCCTGCTTCCTCAGGTCCGTCCTGCCAGACCGTCCTCACATGGCCTGGGATACCCTCATCGCTCCCCTCGTCCCACTGGACTTGTTGCCCTGTCACATCACGCGTGACGCCGTCGCATCCTCGGGACCAGCAGAGCCCTTCGGCTCGGCACTTTCCACAGTCGCCTCCGGTGAGCTTCCAGCTGGATCCTTCGCGGGCGCGGCTGAGGAAGCGTCGAAATCGAACAGCGACCGCAAGGCTTTTTTTCTTTCTTCAGAGACGTTGTTCTCGATCCACACCTGTTGGACCAAGGCGCGCATGTCTCCGAGATTGGCACCGAACACCGAGAGCAGCTCCTGACCGCTGGTCAGCGACGTTTCCTTTCCGGTGCCGTCGACGGCCACAATCTGATCCGGTTCCACCGTGACGAATCGCTCGATCGTGTCCGTAATGAACGCAGCCTCGCGCGCGTCCTCGTCTCGCACCAGCGCCTCCCACGCGGACCGTGTCTCTGGGGTCATCTCGTCAAGTCGACGCTGTCTGATTGCGGCATCGTCGATGACGAACGACTCCCCAGTGGGCTCTTCGTTGACCAGGCGGCGTGCGGCGACAATGGCTTCAAACACCGCCTGCCCATGTTCCGAACTCGCCTCACTGGTCAACGCGACTGGGCTCACCTTCGACAGCGCATCCGCGAGCGCCTGCTCGGCCGTCGTTCGGTCGCGAGTCGCTTGTCTGGTCTCCTGTTCTTCGCCCGGCATCCGAGTCGACACCTGGCGCGCGGAGGCGCGGTCCTTGGTGGCTTCGTACTCGCGCCTGAACGCGGCGGCCTCTCCGACCGTCTGCCGCTTGACGTGCAGGCGCAGCAGTCCGGCGTCGGTAAACGGGAACTTGGTGGGGTGATAACTGAGAATGCGTTTCATGCTGACATGTCCTCCACGACCCACCTGAAAGGTCGGTCGTTCAATAGATCCAGACGCCTGTCAGGTGTGCGGATTCAGATGGGATCGCCCGTGGTCAGCAGCAACGGCCAACCTCCCGAACGCGCGAACCCGCACCAAGAAGCACGTCAGTGGATTTCTTCGGGGAAAATGGAACAGCTGGCGCGGCCTCGCCCGAAATGGGCCCGACGTGAACCCAGCTTCGAGACCGCGCCAGAGGACGTCTACCCAAACGCGAGGAACAGGGCGTCCTGCACACCATCTGCGCTGTTGAGCCCCATACCCTTGAACGGCCAGTTCACCTCTTCGTCTTCGTCGCCCGTGTCTGGCACCGTGAACTCCACCTGTGGCAGCGCAATCGACCAGATGTTGCCCTCGGTGAACCCCTGCTGGATGAAGACGCCCACATTCGTACCGGACTCGGCGTTGTCGTAGATGACCGATTCATCTTCAACCCGCGCATCCAGGCCAATGGAGATGTCAGGCCGGCCATACCGGTAGCTCTCGGTTGCCGTATTCGCCGACCCAGCGCCTGCTTCGTTGTTCCGCTGGCGCAGCATGTTTGAGAGGTCGATCTGGGCCTTCAGAAACTTCTGCTGGGTCGATCCGATGAGCAGCTCCGTCTGCCACCCGGGGGGCGGATTTGACCCCACGGTCGTGAATGCGGCCGGCTTGCTCGGGACGGATCCGCCGGTGATCATGGTCTTGCCCATCCCCGAGAGCGTGAACTGCGCCTCGTCGGTGGCGTCAATGGACAGAGAGAATCGATCCGCATTGACGCTGGACAGGAAGCGCTTGAAGCCGGCCGTGGACGCGTCGGTCTTGAGCAGGTAGTGGCAGAACCACAGCACGAGCGCGTTCGCCGCGGTGAGCTTGTACGTGAGCACACCTTTCACGGCCGCGCCGCTCGCCGGCGCCTGCGCCAAGTTCGGCGCCCAGGTCACGTCATTGGTTGCGACCGAGGTGATCCGTCTCAAACGCTTCACGCCGTCCTGGCACGTGATCAGCACAAAGTCGTTGACCGCCAAGCTCCCGGCTGACGTCAATGTCGCGCCGCCAACGGCTTCACTGCCGTTCGTCGTCGTTGACAGGGTCACGTTGGTCTTGCTGCCAAACGCGGCCTCAAAAATCTCCGAGGCCTCAGGAACGGTATTGAGTACGCCCGAAGGGCGCATCAAGCAGGTCAACTGCCGAAGCGAGGCGTCCTCACGTCCATCGAACCGCGCAAACTGAAACGGCGTCGCCTGCTTCTCGGACGAGTTCCGACGACTCTTCGGGTTATGGCTCGCCAGGAACATGATGTGCCGCAGCGCGTCCGTCGACGCGGGTGTGGGTGTGTCGCCATGGGCCGTGTGCAGCCCGGCGTAGAGTCGTCCCAGTCTTCCGAGTTCCAGTGCCATGTCCTACTCCTTGTCGACAACCGTCTCGGTTGCCGCATCCAACGCATCTGTGGTCGTCCGCCCTCGGGACGAACGCTTGATGGACACCTGACGTTCGGCCGCCGGCTCGCCCACCGCATTAAACGACTCCAGCAGCGGTCCCAGAGCGTCCGCCAGCGTGCACGGACGCCCATCCTGGTGTCCCACGACCTGATCCAGGTCGACCTCGCCGCCAGGCACGATATGCACGCTGGCCACGTTGCCGACCACTGAGGTGTGTACTCTTGAGATGGCTCGTTTCATCCGGTCCCCTCTCTCGCCTACACGTCGGGCTCGCCGTAGGTGCGGCGGATCGTGATGGACGCATCAATGAAGGCCCACACCATCAACGGGTTGGCCTCCTCGTTGAACGTGCGATTCGTGATGATGGTGTTGCTGGCGTATCCGCCGCGGCTCGGATCGGGCACAATGGCCCGCTCGACGTCCGCGCATCCACGCAGAAATTTCAGCAGCTTGGCGGCATCCGCTGTCGGGCTGAAGTCGTCGACCCAGTGGATCCTGACAGGCTTGACCAATCGGAGTCCGTTCGGCTTCTCGACCAGCTCCCAGCGTTCCTCGACGAAGGCCTCAATGATGACAAACGGACGAGGACCGTCTGGGGCAATCAGATCCTCAACGTCGTGGTCGAGGTCAAACCGGACGGCCCCCGCAGGGATGTCATAGTGATACCCACCGTCAACGGACATAGCCTGCAGTTGGGTCTGCAGGTTCGTCAGCGCCAGGTAGTCCTGGGGCTCAGGCACGGTTTGACCTCTCGAACTGGAGTTCGTGGTCGAAGTTCTTCTCGAACGCCTCCAGTGTTCTCGCCAGACCGGCCGCCCTGAACTTCTCGAAGACACGACCCAGCGAAGGGCCGTACAGCTGAATCAGTGGCAGCCGTTTGCTGGTCACGCGCTTGAAGACGCCGCGGTGTCCACTCTTCATCGTCGCGATGAACGCGTTCGGGATACGCTCCCGTGACCCGGCGCCGAGCCGATAGGTGACGCCTCGGCCCTTCCCGCGCGACGGCTCAGGCCCTCGCGCTTGGAATCTGATGAGCGGGATCTTCTTGAGACTGGCGCTCAATCTCGCCTCGGGACGAGACAGCGTCGCCTCGCTCAGCGGCATTGCGTCTCTGACGTCTTTGGACTTCAGCTTCGTGTCGCCAGCGATCTCTCGGACCATGATGGTGCGTCCGCTGGCCATGGAACGGTTCATCGCGCGCACCAGTGCCTTCGTGACCGACTGCGGCCGGTCTTTGAAGTCCAGGATGATGGCCTGGTCGCCCGAAATGGACACGTCAATCATGAGGATGTCTGCTTCATCAGGGCCCGCCAGCAGTCCACCTCGACTACGCGGGCCAACCCTTCAACCAGCCACGTCTTGGTCGCCGCGCCGGATGTTTCCGCGATGACCACTTGTGTGCCTCTCGGCAACGTCGACAACGCGCTCTTGGGCAGCACGAGCAGCTTCTGCGACTCGAGCTTGCCGAAATCAGAGCCGGCCACTTCCCCTTCACGTGGAAGTGACCAGAACCCTGTCGTCGTGACCGCGGTGTTGTCAGGCGCTGGACGCGTCACGACCGCTGGGAGCCCAAACGCCTCAAGCGCCGAATCGATCGACGGCCGAGAATCCATCAGGCGATCAGGCCGACTGAATGACGCCGGCTGCCACCAACGACGCGATCAACTCGTTGACCTTCTGCGCGAGATCGCTCGCGTTCTGGTTCTGCACGGTGGCATCCGTGATCAGCGTATTGATGGCCGTCGCGCACTCGCGGATCCCGGCAATCACCGACGCTCCGGAATCCCCAGCGGGGTCCACCAACGCGGTCAGATCACCATCGCTCGTGCCGCCAATGGCCCCGCCGCCCTCTGTCAGCGCGACGGAGGTCAGCCCGTCTGCGAGCGTGTCATCGTGCGTGCCCGATCCGCCGGTGTTGTCGGTGAGCGCCACGATGTTGCCCTGCGGCCCCTCCGAGATATCTGCGGGGGCTCCGGTGACCACTACGCTGCCGGTGCTGGAGGGATTCGCGGCCACCTCGTAGGCCACGCCAATGAGCGGCCCCGTCGTTGGGTCGCTGTCGATCGCGCCGGTGCTGGCGTTCCGATACAGCTTCTGTCCCTGTGTCCAGGCCTGAGCCGAGGTCTTGGGTAACGTCCACACGCCGCCCTGTGCGCCGGTGAACTGCGCGCCCTCGGCCGCATTGGCCCGCGCCACCACAAAGAGCCCGCCAATCAGGTAGCCCGCGCCCTTGGTGACACCGCCGCTGGGGGCGGTGAACCGTCGTCGAATGTAGGTGCCAGATCTCGCCATGTGTCTCTCCAGCCTCTCGGTGAGGCCACCCTCGTGGGGTGGCCTCCGGGTCGAATGTGGTCCTTCTGACCGAACTCGCTTACGAGTGGGTCAGCTTGATGACCGCGCGCGGGCGCAGATTCAGGTGGATCGGATTGCTCTGGGCCGTGACGAGGCGGTACTTGTTCTTGCCGCTCACGTCGGGCACCTGCTTGGCGTAGTACGGCAGGCCAATCGTGTTCACGGTCTCCTCGTAGTCCGCCGGCGCAAACCGGGTGACGAAGATCTCCGCGTTCGGCACGAGGAAGGCCTGGTCCGCGTCGATGAACGTCGCGGTGCCGCCTCCGACGCTGTCGGGCTTGCTGACCGATCCTCGGTATTCCTCCCAGACCACGCCACCGTAGGTGAAGCCGTCGCGCAGGTCCTCACGCAAAACCTGCCCCTCCTGGTACTTGAACGACTCGGCCACGACCGGGTGTCCGACCAGCGCGTCGAAGAAGTCTGAGCCGCAGAAGGCCCGATACCCGTTGACCATCCGGCCGCCAAGGACGCCTTCGCTCAGGCGCTTGGCCGCGATGATCGCCGCACGCACATCGAGGCCGTCGTCGGTCAGTTCGAAGTCATACGTCTGCTGGGCGACCCCGAACTCGGTGAACAGGTTGTAGATCGTCGAGCCGTCGGCGTCGAGAATCAGCCCCTGAAGGGCGCCCACGCGGTGATACTCGTGGGTCACTTCCATGGCGTCCTTGATCTCCTGGAGCCGCTCGTTGACGATGTCCTGCACCGTCTGCAGCACGTTCTCCTGCCCGAACGCGCGGACCCCTTGAATTTCTCCGGCCTGCACCGTGGAGTCACGCTCGAGGTGCTGCATGTTGAACGTGCGGAGACCCCGCTTGTTCTGCCCCACCGGGTCGGCCGCCGGGCCGCCGCGCTGCGAGGTCTGCACCAGCGTCAGGCGACCGTCCTTCGACTCCACGTTGATGGACGTGGTCGACACGCCCCTCTCCTTGAAGAGCCCCAGCGCGCCCAGCCGGCCAGGCTTGTGGGGCAGGCTGTTGATGGTGTCAGTCAGCGTGTGCAGACTGAAGGCATCGCCATTGAATACATCGAGTTGCGGCATGATCGGTTCTCCTCAGACCCTTCTTGCGAACCCGTTACCGGGCGATAACACCGCGCGCGGCGAGGTCGCCGTACGCGGATTCCTTCTGGCTGCTGGTGATGGAAGCGCTCCAGATGAGCGACCCTTTGTTGATGGTGGCGTCCCGCGTGACAATCACACCGTCGGCGTCAGCCGCCGAGGCGTCAACGTTGTCCCACAACACACCGACGGCCACGTGCCGACCATCAAACGTGGTCGGATCCCACTCCACGACTTTCCCGCCGTTGAGCTGGTTGAAGACGCACACGTCGAAGTAGTTGCCGGCGATGTAGTCGGTCGCGTCGGACAACGTGAAGTTGATGTGACGACTGGTGAACGAGGCCGTCGACCCAGACGCCGACCAAATGAACCGTCCGACGGAGTTGCCGTCCGGGTCGAGTACTTCGAAGTCACCGCCGTTGGCGACCACCACGCGGTTGATAACCTGGTAGCGCCCGGGCTTCGCATCAGGCCCAAGGGACAAGGCCGTCATAACGCCCGTGCCAGTGCCTCCGATGACGGTCGGGGCCGTGGTGGACACCAC